TTTCGGCGGCCAAGGCGGCGCGGCAGGCGCGTGAAGCGGAGGAAGCGGCGCGGCTGGCCGAAATCCGCGATGCAGGCGCGATACCCGAGGAATGCGGCCCTGACATTGCCCCGGCCCCGGCTCGTGGCGGCTTCGTACTGCATCGTAACGTCGAGCTGCTGCCAGTGGGCACAGACAAAATCGAGGCCGTGCATCGCGGCTATGGTGGGCGGGCGGCCATCCGTACGGCAGATGTCTTCGACCGGATGATCGCCGCTGCCTTGCGCCGCAAGAGGCCCTGTCCACTGACTCCCGGCCAGATCGCGATGGGCCGACGCTACTCAAACTTGGTCGAGTTGGCAGCTTCTGACGGCACTAAACTTTCCCGTCTTGATAGTTCGGGTGGCGGTGGCGACAGCATGGATTGGATGGATCGCCATTTGGACATCGGACGCGAACTCGATGTTCTTCGTAAACGGATCGGACTCGGGGTCGCAATGGCGGTGCGGCGGGTGCGTCCGACAGTGCGCGGCGCTGACCAGCGAGGCCCGATCATGGATCGGGTATTGGTGGACATGGTCTGCCTCAAGGGCTGCGCGCTGGAAGATGTCCTGCTGGGTCATGGCTGGAAAAAGAATGGCCAGACTTATGATGCGGTCACACACGCCCTGAGTGAGGCACTGGACCGTATGATCGGCTATAGCGGGAAAGAAACTTCTTGACCGCTTACGTCACTCTGTGAGACAGAATTCACTATTATCGAGAAGTGCGCCCGCAGGGATCAACCCTAGCGGGCGTTCTCATTCTCCTAGCCTTTATCCGTTCTTCTGCCTTAGAGAAATGGTTTCGGGCTTTTGCAGCTGAAACGCAGATCGGCAAAGAGGCGATTACACGTCTCAGTTCCATTGTCGGCAGTCATACATCTTTTGATTGCATTGAGTGTCGTCGTGTAAACAAATGGTGACGCTGACCGGCAGATTCGTGCCGTGAAGTGAATTCGAATTGCCCTCATTCCAGGCTTTCTGAAAGGATTCACTCTATGCCAAGCGTTACCCAACTACCGGATTCAACTATCGATCTTGAGGTCGAGACGCCCATTCTTTCGTTGGGCGAGAACTTTGTGCTCAATGATCTGAATACGTCGCAATCCTTCGACCTTTATGATGTCGAAGGCGGTGGCGGATCGGATGTCACCATCCAACCTGGCGATGAATTTTCTACGGTGACCGCAGAGGGCACTCCTGTCGTGACAGGAACCTATGCCGGCGAGGTCACCATTTCGACGGCTGCTGTCGACGTGGGTACACCGTTCCTTCTCGGCGCGACCATCCAGCTCAACGATATCACCGGGAGCCTGCTCGCCGACGAAAGCGGAAACGCGTATATCGTGACGGATGATCCGCTTGATGAGGATCATCTAACGGCAACGGTGACCGTGACTATTGCGGGTATCCCGACGACAATCACCGCACCCATTTCTGAGCTTGCGGCCGAACTCAACCTCATTCCCGGGATCGGCACTCTGACCGATACCATTACCGATGCTGTACAGGGAGTTCTTGATACCGCCATCCTGACCATCGACCAGGATGAGACGGCGTCGACCACATTGGCGGCAAGTGAGATCTTCTGCTTTGTGGCGGGGACGTTAATCGAGACTGAAAACGGGCCGATTGCTATTGAGAATCTTGTCCCAGGGGACATGGTTCTGACCAAGGACAATGGCTTTCAGGCAATACGCTGGATCGGTAGGGTACGTGTTGCGGCAACATCCCTTGAGCGCAATCCCAAGCTGCGCCCGATCCGGATCAGCGCAGGTGCGCTGGGTGCAGGCACCCCGACTGTAGACTTGCTGGTTTCGCCGCAGCACCGAGTGCTGGTTCGCTCGAAGATCGCGATGAAGATGTTCGGTGCGCTTGAAGTGCTTGTGGCCGCCAAGCAGCTTATACGTCTGGATGGTGTGGATATTGCGACCGATTTGACTGAGGTTGACTATTTCCACATGCTGTTCGACCGACATGAGGTGGTGATTTCCAATGGCGCCGAGACGGAATCGCTTTACCCGGGTCCCCAGGCGTTGAAGTCGGTCGGTAAGGCCGCCGCAGACGAGATCTATGCACTCTTCCCGGAGTTGCGCGATCTGCACTGTGTTCCAGAACCTGCACGGCCGATTGCGTCCGGGCGTCAGGGTCGCCGTCTGGCTGATAGGCACGGGCAGAACGCACGCAGCCTGGTTGCGTGATAAAATTGCGCCCGCCGGGATCAACCCTAGCGGGCGCTCATCGCCTCGGTCACTTCTTGTCGGCTTTACCCGCCTCGTTGATCGACATCACAGCTAAGGCGGTCAGCTTGGCATTGGCGGCCTTCTCCTCGTCCAGGATTGACGACAGAAGCGTGTGGGCCTCCTCGTGACCGAGGACCTTGGCCCATTCGCGCAACGTGCCGTAGCGCGCGATCTCGTAGTGCTCGACCGCTTGGGCCGCGCCGATCAAACCAACATCAAGCGCGTGACCTGATGCTTCCTCGATCAGTCCGTCAGCCTCTTTGATGAGGCCTTCCATGGCATCGCACTTCTCGCCCTTTGCCTCTTGACCGAGGGATTGGAAAACGGCCTCGAGAGTCTTGATGTGGCCCTTGGTTTCTTTCAGGTGCCCATCAATCGCGAGCTTGAGCTCGGCGTTGTTAACGGCCTTGGAGACTTTGGGCAGGGCCTTTGTCAGGGCATTCTCCGCCCAATACATATCTTGAAGGGTATGTTCGAACGCGTCCTTCACGGTCTTCATCAGAAGCTCCTCCGCAAGTTACATTCCTCGTTCCCGCGCATAGTGAACGTCAGGTTGTTGGAGCAGTTCCAACTGATCCGGGAGCTAAGAGACGGTAGGCGGGATAGCGCCGCGATGGCGTTTAAACAGAAAACGCCCGCCGGAGCTTCGGGGCGGGCGCTTCAAGTCACGGGATTGTACTTGTTTGGAGATCAGAACGTACCGGTGACCAGCAGGATGATCGTTACAATTGGCACTCCAAAAAACCAGGCGACAATAGCTCTCATAGCTGCCTCCTTCGATCAATTGGCGAAAATGTAACGCTTGGCGCGCGTCTCGGTTTCCGAGCAGATCATCACAGATCGGCCAGCAGAGGAGTTTTTTGATGCTGATCCTCACGATCGATGACCGGGATCTGCAGGAGAACCTGCGGGCCTTGGCTGATCGCAAGATCAACATCGCGGCCAGCTGGGCGTTGAACGATACGGCCAAGGATGTGCTGACGCATGTTCAGGACCGGATGCAGGCGGTGTTCGACCGCCCGACACGGTACACGCTGAACGCGTTCACGATCCGGGGCGCGCGCCCGAACAGGCTCGAGGCTGAGGTCAAGGAACGGCCATCGGTCGGCAGGCGACATTATCTGAAGACCCAAGAATTCGGTGGGGCGCGCGGACGCACTGGGCTCGAAGGTCTGCTCGATGCACGCCTAGCCTATGACGGTATCATCACAGCGGCCACCCCGGCATCGGGTGCGAAGCTCGATGCCTATGGCAACTGGTCGTCCGGCCAGCGCAATCAGGCGCTTTCCGCGGTCCAGGCGCAGCGCGACAAGTCATCGAACACGACCGCGAAATCACACAGTCGCAAGCGCAAGCGGGCGGGTTTCTTCGTACCGCGGGCCAACAGCAAATTGTCGCCGGGCATCTGGAAGCGCGATCCGGATGGCTCGATCAACAAGGTGCTGCACTTCACCCGCGGTATGCCGGTCTATGATGAGCGGCTCGGCTTCTTCGATGGTGCAGCGGAGGTCTATCAGGCGCGGCTGCCTGAGCATCTGGCCCGCACCATCGCGAAGATGGCTGCACAGGGGGCGTAGCGGCGGGCGGCTCGGACCGTCCGGTCGGGCCCCGGGTCCTTCCCGGATATGTGGTGCACGGGGGTCATTCGCGCCCCGTGACATTTGGTACCGAATTTCTGCCGAGGGGTGCAGGTTCCGGTACTTGTTGTTGTTATTGAAAGGATCATCGGTGTCGCACCTCATCACTCTGGCGGATGGGGAGGTGCTGGACGTGTCGGCATGGCCTCTGCCCGATGGGGTTGAGGATTTCGTGCTGAACCGATCGCAGCTCGCCAAGGCCTTCACGGTCACAGAAAACACGATCACCAAATGGATGGGGCAGGGCATGCCAGCCCTGTCCGAAGGCCAGAACGGCGTCGCCTACGAATTCCAGCTGTCGCATTGCCACGCCTGGCGGCAGGCGCGCGACGACAAGGCGCGGGCCAGAAAGCAGCGCGGTGATCAGATTGCAGCTCAGGCGGCGCTGGCGTTCCGCAACCTCGATGCCGATCAGGAAGAGGCCGAGGCGGGACTGACCGCGGAGGAAGTTCGCAAGTGGTCGCAAGCCGAGTATGAGCGTAACCGTCTTGCCGAACAGCGCGGCGACCTGATCCGGGCCGATCGTACCCGGGCGGTCATGGAGGAGGTGCTGGTGATGACCGCGACCTCACTGGAGACGTTGCCCGACTATCTGGAAATGAAGTTCGGCCTGTCCACGGAACAGGTGGCCCAGGTGGTCGAGCGTACCGACCAGCTCCGCGACGAGATCAAGGCCAAGATCGACGATCTTCTGCGCCGCCCGGCTTCGGTGGTGGCGTTCGGGGGAGGTCGCCAGGGAGAAATGGATATCTGATGGTGGTCATGGCTGATCGCGGCCTCGGAGCGCTTGCACGCATCCCGCCCTTGCCGCCTTTCACGACGCCGGAAGAGCTGCTCGGTGATGCGCTGCCGCTTCTCGATCCGCCCAGCAGGATCTCGGTGACCGATGCGGCGGAACGCTTTCTGCGCGTTCCGGTCCAGGGCAACTGGGTCGATTATGACCGCACGGTCGCACCCTATACCGTCGAGCCTCAGGACATGAGCCAGTCCCGACTGTTCAAAACGGTGTGCTTCGTCGGACCGTCGCAGTCGGGCAAGTCGCAGATGCTGCTCTCGGTCTCGGCGCATGCGATCATGTGCGCGCCCTCGCCGGTGCAGATCATCCACATGACCAAGACCGATGCGGATGCCTGGGTCGAGGAAAAGTTGGATCCGGCGATCACCAACAGCCCATTTCTGCGCGAAAGGCTGGGCAACGGTCGCGATGACAGCACTTTCAGCCGCAAGCGGTTCAAGGGGATGCGTGTGACCATCGGCTACCCGGTGGCCAACCAGCTGTCCTCTCGATCCCAGCGCATGGTGCTGGAAACCGATTACGACCATATGCCGCAGCGGCTGGGGCCGAAGGACAGTCCGGAGGGAACGCCGCACGGCATGGCGCTGCAGCGCATTCGGACCTTCATGTCGCGCGGCTGCGTCTTCGTCGAAAGCACTCCGGCTTTTCCGGTCGACCCGGAACAGGTCTGGGAATTCGATCCCACGGCCCCGCATCGCCTGCCGCCGGTGACCGGCGGTATCGTGAAGATCTACAATGAGGGCACGCGCGGGCGCTGGTATTGGGAATGTCCGAATTGTGCCGAGATGTTCGAACCGCGTTACGATCGTCTCACCTATGACAAGACACTTGAGCCGGGTGCTGCCGGGGCCGAGGCCCGGATGCAATGCCCCGATTGCGGCCACCTGATCAGCCATCGCGACAAGACTCGGCTGAATACCCTGGCGCTGACCGGACGGGGCGGATGGTTTCATGAATCACGCCTGCTCGATGCAACCGGCGCCCGGATCCTTTGTCGGATTGATGATCCCAACATCCGCCAAACGCCGATCGCGAGCTATGCGCTGAATGGTGCTGCTGCTGCCTTTTCGGCCTGGGACGAGTTGGTCGAACGTTATGAAACGGCACGCCGGGCTTTCGAGGCGTCGAAGGACGATATCGATTTCTCGCGCGTGCATTATACCGACATCGGTGTGCCCTATGCGCGGCCCTCTGACGATGACAGCGCCCTGTCGGCCGTGGCGCTGAAGGATGCGGCCTGCGACCTGGCACCGATGACCTGTCCGCATTGGACCCGGTTCATCACCGTTTCGGTCGACGTCAACGGCAGCTGGTTCGCGGTTCTGGTCACGGCTTGGGGATTGGATGGACGCCGGATGGCGTTGGATCGCTTCGACATCACGCAGCCGCCGGACAGCGCCCCCAAGGCGCGCGATGCAGAGGGGCGGTATCGCGCGCTTAATCCGGCCCGCTATGTCGAGGACGCGGCGGTGCTGCTCGATCTGCTCCAGCGCGAATATGCGGTTGCGGGCGAAGACTGGATGTTGACGCCCTGCGCGGTGGTGATCGACTTTAACGGCCCGGCGGGTTGGGCGGATAATGCCGAGAAGTTCTGGCGTCAGCGGCGTCGCGACGGCCAGGGTCATCGCTGGTTTCTGTCGATCGGCCGGGGAGGCTTCCGGCTGGAAACCCGGGTCTGGCTCTCCGCCCCCGAGCGGGGTTCGCAGAACAAGAAGGCGCGGTCAATCAAGCTGCTGAACATGGCGACGGACCGCCTGAAGGATACGGTTCTCGCCGGGGCGGCACGGATGGATCAGGGGCCGGGCGCCTATCTCCTCGCTCGGGCGATCGAACGCGAGCGGATCGAGGAGCTGCTCGCCGAGCGCCGCCACGAGGACGGCTATAGGAAGCGCCCCGGTGCCGGGCGGAACGAGACCCTCGACCTTTCGGTGCAGGCGCAGGCGGTGGCCGAACACAAGGGACTGTCCCGCATCAATCCTGACGCGCCGCCGGAATGGGCGACGCTCAGCGAAATGAACCCCTATGCGATCTGGACGGGGAGGGCCGCGCCGCCTCCGACCAGCAAAGATCACCCCGATGCCGATGACGGCGTCATCGAATGGCTTCGGCGTTGAGAGGATGACATGGCGATTGACCAGGCCGAACTGATCCAGCTGCGGGACGAGTTGGTGCGGAACCGGGCCAAAGGTCTGCGTTCCGTTCAGATCAACGGCGAGCGGGTCGAGTTTGTCGATGATGCCGCCTTCGCGCGCCGGATCACGGATCTGAATGCCCAGATCGCCGCGCTTCAGGGGCAGAGGGACGACCCGTTCGCGACTGTCTATCCTGTTCTTGGCCGGGGTCTCTGATCATGGGTTGGGTCGGGAAGACGCTCGACAGGTTCATCGGGGAAATCGCCCCGATGATCGGCAGCAAGCGGATGCTGGCGCGGCGCGCCATGGGTCTTGCCATGAACTATGACGCGGCCGCGCGCGGGCGTCGGACGGAAGGGTGGAAGGCACCCGCGACCGATGCCGACGCGGCTGCTTTCGGTTCGCGGGAAAGGCTGCGGCAACTCAGCCGCGACATGGTTCGAAACCGTCCTTACGCGGCGAGGGCACGAGAGGTCGTGGTTTCGAACGTCGTCGGCACGGGAATCGTCCCCTCGGTCGTGCATGGCGATGCGGCAAAGCAGGCGAAGATCTGGGCCGTGCTCAGGGAACACCTGTTGACGCCTGCGCTCGATGCCCGCGGAGAGCTTGATCTCTATGCGCAGCAGGAAGTCGTCATCGGAACCGTCTTCACCGACGGTGAGGTTCTGGCCCGGCGGCGGATACGGCGCGGCAAATATGCGCGCGATCTGCCGCTTGGCTTCCAGATCGAACTGCTCGAATGCGACTATCTCGACACCACGATCACCAGCTGGGGCGCGAATGAGGTCATTGAGGGCGTCGAATACAGCCCGATCGGTGACATCGAGGCCTATCACCTGTTCCGGGAGCATCCCGGCGCGGCGCGAATGCGCGGTGCGCCTCTTATTTCGGAGCGGGTGTCCTGGCGCGACATCCTGCATATCAGGCGGCTCGACCGACCGGGCCAATTGCGCGGCGTGCCGTGGCTCGCGCCGGTGATGCTGACCATGGGCGATCTCAGCGACTACCAGGAAGCCGAGATCCTGAAGCAGAAAATGGCGGCGCTGCTCGCCGGGGTGGTCACCTACGACAAGGACGATGCGGGGGCCGAGGATGTCAAAAAACTGCGGGGCCTGTCGAAGCTGGAGCCCGGGGCCGTGGTCGCGGCGCCGCAAGGGGCGCAGGTCTCCTGGACGACGCCGCCGCGGGTCGAGGGCTATCCGGAATTCGTCCGTGAAAATCTCGGGGCCGTATCGATGGGCATCGGCATCACCCGTGAATCGCTGACCGGGGATCTTTCCGGGGTGAACTTCTCCAGCGGACGGATGGGTCGGATGGAGATGGACCGCAATGTCGAACGCTGGCAGCGGCTGGTGATCGGCCAGTTCTGCGCTGGTGTCGAACGATGGGTGCGCGAGGCGTGGCGGCTGCAACAGGTGCTGCCGGCCGAGGAGTTCGCGCTTGCCCACACGGCCCCGCGTCGGCCTTTGATCGATCCCAACGACGAAATCGACGCGATGGTCAAGGCGGTCGAGGCTGGGGTGAATAGCCGCCAGAATGTGCAGCGCACGCTCGGTCTCGATCCCGAGCAGATCCGGCGTGAGCGCGCGGAAGACCAGAACAAGGATACAGAGGCCAATCTGGCGCCAGTCGCTGTGCAGGGCCTGCCCTCGGCACGCGAAGCCCGTGCCAAGGCGAACATACAGGAGAAACAGGCATGAAACGACGTGGGGCTGATCTGATCATCGGCGGCGATCTCGTCCTGTCGGGCTATGTCATGTCCGACGAGGCGGCAGGGTGGACCTGGGAGGAGGAAGTGTTCTTCTGCCCGTCCCTGGTCCGCGATGCGCTCCTCGCGATGGGTGAGGGGCAGGTGACGGTGCGGCTGAACTCGGCCGGCGGCGATCCGGTTGCAGGCGAGGCCATCCGCGCGACGCTTGCGGGTCATCCCGGCGGCTGCCGCATCATCGTCGAAGGTCAGGCCTCGTCGGCAGCTTCCCTGATCCTGATGGGCGGCGCGCAACGCGAGATGACGACCGGGTCGTTCATCATGCTGCACAACCCGAAGAGCTATGTTTATGACGGCGCGGAAGGGATGCGGGCGCAGGCCGATTTCCTCGACATGCTCGCCCGGGTCTATGCGCAGGTCTATGCCGAACGCTCAGGCCAGTTCGTCGAAGCCGTTCTCGCGATCATGGCGGCTGAAACCTTCTATACCGCCGAGGCCGCGATCGAGATCGGTTTTGTCGATGCGGTCGCGGAAGAGATCACGGCGCGGCCGGTCCCCGTCATCGACGACACGCTACGCACCCAGATGCGCCGCGACATTACCACCTATGCCGCGCTGATGCGCGACAAGGCCCCGGGCCGCACTTTCTTCGCGCCCCGCGATCCTGCCGCCCCGGGCGGTCTCACGGCCCCGGTGGCCGCAACCATGGAGCTTGTCATGACGACCCCGAACCCCGAGAACACGCCGACCCCGCCCACTGTCCAGACCCCGCCCACGCCCGATCCGCAAGCGGCGGTGATGCAGGAGCGCATGCGTATCCGCATGCTGCGCGACATGGCCGCGCCGTACATGGCTGCCGGTCGCCTGACCGAGGCCGACGTGACCGCCCTGGTCGACGACGGGACCGCTGCCGAAATGGCCGGGTCGCGCTTCATGGCGGTGATGGCGTCGCGTGAAACCAACCCCGCCGCGCCCCGCGTCATCGAGCGTGGCCGCGACGAGACCGAAACCCGCCGCCTGGCGATGGAAGGGGCGCTGACCGCGCGCCTGTCCGGGTCGCAGCCCGAGGATGTCGCCCGGCCCTACCTGGATTTTTCCATCGTCGACATGGCGGCCGAACGCGTGGGTCAGCGGCGTGTCCCCGGGAACTTCGCCGCGCGCGAGGACGTGCTGCGCATGGCCTTCCACTCGACCAGCGATTTCCCGGTCCTTCTGGAAAATGCCATGAACCGGTCGCTGGCCGCGCGCTACCGTCAGGCCCAGCCGACCTATCGTCGCCTTGCCCGGCAGCGGACCTTTCAGGATTTCCGGGATCACACGACGGTGCGGGTCGGCGATTTCCCCAACCTCCAGCCGGTGAATCCCGAAAGCGGCGAACTGAAGGCTGGGACCTTCAGCGAGTCGAAGGAAAAGACCTCGGTCAAGGCCTATGGCGTGCAGGTGCTGTTTTCGCGCGCCCTCCTGGTCAATGACAGCCTCGACGGCATCATGCAGATCCTCAACGATCGCGGTGCCGCGGTGGCGCGCTTCGAGGACCGGACTTTCTACGCGATGATGATCAGCGGCGCGAACGGGGACGGCCCGACCCTGAACGAGACCTCGCGCCAGGTCTTCAATACCACCGACAAGACCAAGGCGGCGACGGCGGCCGCAATCTCCGTCGCGTCGCTCAGCCTGGCACGTGCGGCGCTGCGCAAGCGCCAGAGCATCGACAAGACCGAGCTGGAAATCACCCCGGCGCTGTTGCTGGTCGGCCCCGACAAGGAAACCGAGGCACAGCAGCTGCTCTACAAGGGCATCCTGCCCGAACAGGCCGGCAACGTGAACGTCTTCAATGATGGCTCGCTGAGCCTGGGCGTCACTGCCAAGATCACCGACAACACCTGGTATGTCTTCGCTTCGCCTTCCGAGGCGCCATGCTTTGAATGGGGTCTGCTGGAGGGCTACACCGCGCCGCGTTTCCGCATGGAGGAACCGTTCGGCGTCCAGGGGACCAAGTTCTCACTGGAGCATGATTTTGGCTGCGGCGCGATCGATTTCCGCGGCGGTTACAAGAACGCGGGCGCCTGATCGGTGGCTTGACCGGTTTGGAAAAGGGGCGGCATGAGCCGCCCTTTTCCGTTTTGCGCGATCATCAGAAAGGATCGGATCATGAAGAACTTCATCCAACCGGGTCAACAGATCTCGGTCCCGGCGCCGGCCGCTGTCGTCTCGGGGCAGGGCGTACTTGTTGGCTCGCTGTTCGGTGTCGCCGTCCATGACGCGGCCTCGGGCGCGAGCGTGGAGATTTCGCTTCGCGGTGCCTACCGCATGACCAAGGCTGCCGGCTCGGCCTGGACCGTAGGCGCGCGGCTTTATTGGGACGATACCGCCAAGGCGGTCACGGCAACGGCCAGCACCAACAAGCTGATCGGCGTGGCCATCGAGGCGGCGGACAGCGCTGCCACCAGTGGGGCGGTGCTGCTGACGGCGACGTTCACGCTGTGACCCGCATCTTCGACGGGATGACCGGGATCCTGTCCAGTGTCCTTGGCGGAATGGTGACCTATCTTCCTGCCGGCGGCACCGGGCGCGATCTGCGGTCGATCTTCCGCGAGGCCCCGATCGAAGTCGAAGGTGCGGACGGCCAGATCGTCCGCATCGAGGCGCCGACCTGGCGGGTCGGCCGCGACCTGGCACCCGAGGTCCGACGCGGTGATCTAATCACGGTGCCGGACGGTCGCACCTTCACGGTCATGGTGGTGCATCCGACGGGGTCGCCCGCCTCGGATGCGTACCTGATCTGCGAATTACAGATCGTCGACAGCTGAGGCGGTAAAATGGCGCATTTCCGAACGGATTGCCGCAATGCGGTGCGCGAGGCATTGTCTGGCCATAACCACTTCGCGGGCTTCACCGTCTTGCGCGTCTGGTCGGGCGTGATCGATCACGACACCCTGCCGGTGCTGGGGGTGCTGACGCCGCAGGATCGCTGCGAGCAGGACAGTATGACCAGCACGGCGCGTCGGACCCTGCTGCAGGTTGCGCTGCGCCGCACCGGTCTTGACGAGGTCGAAGACGTGCTCGATCGGGACAGCGCGGTGATCGAGGCGTTGGTGATCGCGGCGTTGCGGCGTCCGGATCGCGCCTGCGTCCTCGAGGAGACCTCGGTCGTTACCAATACCGATGGCCAGCGCAATGTCGGTACTTTGGTCATGAGTTTCCGCCTTACCCATTGGCTGCCGCCCGCAACACTACCGCCTGCTGTGCCCTGATCGGCGCATCAGACTTCCCTGAAATCATGGTCAATTTGAAAGGTATTCGTCATGGCTGACGGTATGCTTGGCTACGGCACCACGGTCCGCATCGGGCGTGGCGCCACCCCCACCTGGACGCCCCTGGCCCTTCTCGGGGACATCGAGATGCCGGACGAACAGGCAGATGAGGTCGATGTCACCCATATGCAATCGCCCGGACGGCGCAAGCAGTTCATCGCCGGGCTGCTGGACAGCGGTGAATTATCGATCCCGATGAATTACATCCCCGGATCGGCCAGCGATACGCTGTGCAAGGCGATCAAGACTTCGGGTGAGCAGGTGCTTGTAGAGATCACTCTGCCGGTGCCGTCGGGCGAGACCGCCGTGCCGGAGGTCTTCTCGGGGTTTCTGAAGGGCTACGCCCGCACCGCCCCGATCAATGACAAGATGGCGGCGACGGCAACCTTCCGCCTGTCGGAGGCGGTGGAACCCTGATGGCAAACCGGTTTCTGGGAGAAGTTTCGGCCTCGGCCGAAGGTCAATCCTTTACCTTGCGCATGGATTTCAACGCCATGATCGAGTTCGAGGACGCGACGGGCAAGCCCGCGATCGATGCCTTTCAGGAAGCGGAGCAAGCCGCTTCCGAAGGACGGGTCGATTTCAAGCTGCTTCGCAACATCGTCTTCGCGGCGCTGAAACGCCACCATCCGGAGGCAACGATCGAGACTGCGGGCACCATCCTCTCGGAGGATACCCAAATTGTGCAATCCCTGCTGGCGGCAGTGGCCCCGGAGGTGAAACCGGGAAAGGCCCGGGCCGGAGCGAAGAGACCGGCCTGAACTACCTGCTCATGCTGGAGCGGTACATCGAGGCTGGCCACCAGGCTGAGGCTTTCTGGGGCCTGACGCTCCGGCTCTACCAGATCCACATGCAGGGTGCGGCGGCGCGCATCCAACGCGACCATGATCACGCCAAGGCCATGGCCTGGCTGACCGCGGGTTTGAGCCGCGCCGCGAAAATGCCAAAGCTGGACAGACTACTCCAGCGTGACGGCGAAATTATCGACACAGGTTTCCGGCTCAGCACCATCAAGGCGCAACTCCCGGTGATCACGATGGCGGAATGGGCGGCGCGACAGGGCGCCATGGGGTAAGCAATGGCAACATCTGTCGTCGGCAAACTACGCGTCATCATGGATCTGGATGCGGCGTCGCTGCGCTCGGGCATGAAGCAGGCCAGCGCCAGCCTCGCCCGGATGGGCGATACGATGAAGTCCATGGGCCAATCCATGTCGCTTGCGCTCACCGCCCCGCTCACCGGCTTCGCGGCCTTGTCCCTACGTGCCGCCGGCAACTTCGAGGCATCGATGAACCGGGTGCAGGCGGCGACCGGCGCGAGCCAGACGGAGTTTGCTGCGCTGCGCAAGGCCGCGCTGGATATGGGCAAGACCACCCAGTTCAGCGCCAGCGAATCCGCCGATGCGATCGAGGTCCTCGCCAAGAACGGTGTCAGCGCCGCGGACATCCTCGGCGGTGCTCTCCAGGCGTCCATGTTGCTTGCTGCTTCTGCGGGCACCGATCTTGCCAGTGCCGGCGATGTCGCCACCGACGTCATGCTGCAATTCGGCAAGCACGCTAGCAACCTCACCTCGCTGGTTGATGGCGTGAACGGCGTCATGCTGGCGTCGAAATTCGGCTTTGATGATTACCGGCTGGCTTTGGCACAGGCGGGCGGGGTTGCCGGCGGTCTCGGTGTTTCGTTCGAAGATTTCAACGCCAGTATTGCGGCGACCTCGTCGCTGTTTGCCAGCGGCTCTGATGCAGGGACCTCGTTCAAGACGTTTCTGACGCGGCTGGTCCCGGCGTCTGCTCCGGCTGCCGCAGCGATCAAGGAGCTTGGCCTGGAGTTCTTCGACGCCAACGGCAAGATGAAGTCGATGGCCGAAATCTCGCAGGAGCTTCAGGACGGCTTGAAGGGTTTGTCCGACGAGGCCCGCAACGACGCCCTGTCCACGATTTTCGGCAATGATGCCCTGCGCACCGCCATTGGTCTTGCCGAGCAAGGCGCCGAAGGTATCGACAAGCTCAAGGCGTCGATCGGCAAGACTTCGTCCGAGGAGCAGGCCGCTGCCCGGATGAAGGGGCTGAATGGCGCTCTTAAAGAGTTCTCCTCGGCGATAGAGGCATTGCAAATCGCCATCGCGGATTCCGGCTTGCTGAAATTCGCTGAGGATCTGGTGCGTGGGATGACGCAGCTTGTCGCCAAACTCTCGGAGGCAAACCCGGAGTTGCTGAAATGGGGCGTCATCGTCGGTGCCGCTGCGGCAGCCCTCGGCCCGCTGCTGCTTGGGTTTGGCGCGCTCGCAGCTGGTCTGCCCGTCGTGCTCGGTGGGCTGACAGCTGCCGTCGTGGCGATAGGGGCCATTGGGGCTCCGGTGGCGGCTGCGGTTGCCGCCATCGTTGCGGCCGCAGCGACGATCATCTTCCATTGGGAGACGGTCGGGCCGTGGTTCACGACCTTGTTCACCAGTATCGGTGACATGTTCATGGGGCTGGCAAAAACGCTGGCCGGGATCGTCACCGTGGATATGACGCTGGCTGTCGAAGGCCTGAAGCAGGCGTGGTCCGGCCTCGACACGTTTTTCCGGACGCTATGGGATGGCGTGGTCGCGGTGTTCAATGAAGCCTGGGCGAAGATTCAGCCGATCGTCGACAAGATCAAATCCGCTGCCGAGATCGCCCAAGACATCCACGATCGTGCCCTCGGCAGCCGCGACGGCCCGATCAGCAGCGGTGCTTATACGGGGGGCGCGACAGGGCCGGTACTGCCCGGCACGACCTCGACCGAGATGATCAACGGGGTTGCCGTGGGCACCGGAGCCGCCGGGGCGCAGGGTGCTTCGGATGCCGCCAGCTATGAGCAGGGCTGGCGTGATCAGATGCAAATCAAATCGCCGTCCAAGGTCATGATGGAGATCGGCCAATACCTGACCCAAGGCTTGGGCGCGGGGATTGCCAATGAACAGCCCTATCTGCAGCGCGTCACGGCAGATGCGGGCGAAACCTTCGAGCACACGATGATGCGGCACTTCAGCGGTGTCATCAAAGGCACGACCTCGGTTAAGGAGGCCTTCGCCAATATGATCCAGGACATGGCGGCTCAGGCAGCGTCCAGCGGCCTGAGCAACCTGTTCGGCGTTATCGGTAATGCGCTCTTCCCGGACCCGCTGACTTCGGCTCTGGCCGCTGCGGGCGCCCCGGTCATTCCCGGCTTCGCCTCCGGGGTGCGCAATTTCAAGGGCGGCTGGGCGCGGATCAATGAATTGGGGGGCGAAATCGTCAAGCTACCAAAGGGCTCGGATGTGATCCCACACGACATCAGCGCCCGCATGGCCGACAATGTGGCGAAAGGGCAATCGCTGCAAATGCAGGCGTCCGAACTGACGCTGACCGATGACGGCAAGATCATGGCGACTGTGCAGGCCCGCTTCACGCAATATGACCGCAACCTTCCGCAGCGCATGCGTCGGATCGATGCAGACAATCAGCAGAGGCATGGCTGATTATGGTCGAGCTTATCGAGTGGCCGACCGATTTCCTGCGCTGGACCTATGGGCGGCTCTTCATCAAAAACACCAGCCGTTCAGCTGGTGTCGCGATGAACGGGGTGCGGCAGATCATCGCGCCGAAAACGCAGGTGTGGAATCTGTCGATCACCATTCCTGTTGATGGCGATGAGACGAGGATCAAGCAATTCGAGGCTTTGGTCTCGGAAATGGATGGCCAATACAATGTCGCGAATGTTCCGATTGTTGATCGCTACCGCTACGGTGTTGACGTCGCGCCGTGGCAATATCCGTTCGATGACGGCCAGTGGTTCGATGATGGCACCGGGTACTCGGATGGAACCGGTGGGACTCAACCGCTTGTCACCTCTGCGCCAGCGTCTGCAGGCGACACATCTCTCTATGTCGATCTGACGAACCCGGTGCGCCCATCCATGCGCGTGGGCGACACGTTCAGCCGCAGCGGTTTCTTGTATCGTGTGGTCGCCAGAAACAATGCCGGCTGGATGAAACTCAAGCCGGCGCTTCGGGCCGACATTCCGGCGGGGGCCACGCTGATTACCAATCCACCGCGCTTCTATTGCCGTTTTGCATCTGATGAGGAAGGCGCGCGGGGGCGCGATGCGATATCTTTTGGGGAATCCATCACGCTCAATCTCGTCGAAGCCTTCGATCGGAGCTTCACATGACGCCTGCGCTTGCCGCCTTCCTCGACACCGACCCGGAAGTGGTGCCGCTGGTCCGGCTGTTCCATCTGAACTTCGGCTCGGTCCAGTATTACCTGAACGAGACGGAAGTGCCGCTGACCTTCGACGGTCAGGTCTGGCAGCCATCTTATGGCTGGATCGGGGCCGATCCGATCTCGATCGAGGCCAGCCCGTTTGATGCGAACCCGGCCTATTACACGGTCTGGAATGTCGGCAGCAAGCAAGGCGCGGACCTGGCCTATGAAGCCCTGAACAATCCGGCCAGCTGGTCAGGCAAGATGGTGCGCCAGCTGTGGGCGGTGCGCGGCTATCCGAATGACGCCATCGTCATGCATGTCGGCCGCATCGTCGATGTGACCCCGCGCGAGAATGTCGGGCTGGCCGAGATCCGCATTCGCGCCGAGACGCTGGCGGCCTCGCGCAATTACACGCCGCTGGGCGAGTACACGCCCCGCGACCAGGCGCGGCGCTATCCCGGCGTGGTCGATCGTGGCCTCGATTATGTCGCCACCATGCCCGGCAAGAAGATCAAGGGCTGGCTGCGCGGCTGATGCAGCAGCTTGATGATTACGTCCAGCGCACGGCCTTGCTGCCGTGGGAATGGGGCGTGCAGGACTGCACCATCTGGGTGGCGGACTGGTGCCTGCTGCGCTGGGGCTTTGATCCGGCGTGCCGGTTCCGGGGCCGTTACCGCAGTGCCGCCGGCGCCCATCACCTGACGGCTTGTGGGCTGGTGGTGCGGGTGGGGCCGGAGATCCCGCTGCCGCGCAAACCGGTCGCGGGTGACGGCGATCCGGGCGTCATCGACATCACCGGCCGCCAGGTTGCGGCCATCAGGTCGGGCAGCCACTGGCTGTTTCGGACCCCGCGCGGCGTCGGCATGGCGCGGCGCGACGCAATCGCAATATGGGGTGAATGAATGCCACAGGTAGGGGCATGGGTCGCGACGGCGCTGCTCGGGTCGGCGGCGGCAGCCGGTGCCGCCGGTGCCATGGTCGCCGGGCTGGTCAACCTG